ATTGCAGGCATCATCACTGTGATGTATTTGCGAGCCATGATCAGCGCAGCCGTGGCAACGATTGCAGCCACTTGGCCGCTGATCGCGATGGGTGCGGCCATCGCCGGGCTTGCTGCGCTTTTCGCGCTGGCCTATGACGATGTGATGAACTTCATCGATGGCAACGATTCGCTGATTGGTGTGGTGATCCCTGCCGCCATCGCTGCATTCAAAGCTCTGGGCGATTTCGTCATGGGCGTCTGGAATGGCATCACGGCGGCATGGGATGCGTTCATCGGCAAGATCATGGCCGGTGTCGATAAGGTCAAGGGCGCAGGCAAGGCCATTGCTGGCTTCTTTGGCTTCGGTGGCGATGAGGCGGCAGCAGGCGTACAGGCTGGCGCGGCAGCAGTTGCAGGCGCAGCAGGCGCACCGACCAACGCCATGAGTAGCGCAGCCATCAGCAACAGCGTAGGTGGCAGCAAGGAGACCAATGTGAGCATCGGTGAGGTCAAGGTGCAGACCCAGGCTACCGACGCACAAGGCATATCTAAGGACATTGGCGGCTCACTGAGCGGTCAATTGAAGCGCCTGCAAACGTCAGCGGCGACGGGAGTTGAGCGGTAATGGCGAGCACCACAGAAGGCGTCAACACATCGACACAAGACCTCGTTGCGATTCTTGAGGATGGATCGCTAACGCAGGTATTCGCCGCAGCTCACCCGATGCGCGTTGGTGTGCGCGAGGCCGCCAAGCTCACTCAGTTTCCTGTTGAGGATGGCACGACGCGCAGTGACCATCTGGTTCGCCTGCCCATTGAGATCACCGTCGATTTCCTGCTGACGGACGACACCCGCAATGCTTTTGCCGAGCTTCGCGCAGCGTTTCAGCAGCGCACCTTGCTGGCGATTCAGACCAAGGTGGCCGTTTACTTCTCCATGCTGATCACGTCCATCCCTCACGATGAGACACCAGACAATGGGGACTCGATCACGGTTCCGATCACGCTGCAAGAGTGGATCACGGTTGAGCCTGAGTATGGAGCCTTGCCACCTACCAAGGTCAAGAACAAGGCCCAGTCCTCAACAGTCACGCGGGGGCAGCAGCAAACCACCGCAACGCCTGCCGCAAAGCAGGAGCCCGTCAAGAAGCAATCACTCCTTTACAAGGCACTGTTCTGACCATGCGCACCATCCCGCTCCAAACTGTCGCGAACCAGTCCGTTGTCGTGACGCTTGACGGCAACCGATGGGCACTGTCCATCAAGGCATGCGCGGGAGTCATGGCCGTGGATGTAGACTTGAACGACACGCCCATTCTCAGAGGTCAACGGGTTGTCGCAGGTATGCCGGTGATCCCGTATCGACGCCTTGCGCCTGGTCAGGGCAATTTCATGTTTCTCACGGTGGACGACATGCTACCTTGGTGGGAACGGTTCAACATCGATCAATCTTTGCAGTACGTCACGGCGGAGGATCTGGCGTAATGGTTGACCTGCGCGTCATTCGTGTTGGCATCGAGGTGTCGGGACAAATCAATTGGTACACCGGGCTGCGCATCAAGGCCAACGGCACCAAGATGGCGAACCCGACCGAGAATGAATGCACCGTGACCATCTCGGGGTTGTCCACGGACGTGCGCGATTACATCCTGACCGAGACAAGCCCGTTCAACTCAAACCGGACACCAAAGCGGATCATCCTTGAGGCTGGCCGGGTGAGTACGGGCACGTTCCGTTTGTTTGTGGGCGACATTGAAAGCGCCGAGCCTGGACCGCCTCCCGATGTAGACCTGATCATCAAGGCAAAAACCGGCTCCGCACAGAAAGGCGTTATCGCGGCCATTGACGGCCAGGGCTTGAGTCGTCTGCAAACCATCGCTCAGCAGGTTGCGTCGCGGATGGATTTGTCGCTGAACTTCCAAGCGACAGACAAGAACATCGGCAACTTCTCGTTCACCGGGCCTCAGTCGCAGTTGGTTAACAAGCTGCAAGAGGCTGGCGGCGTCCGGGCATTCATCGACGATGCGGAGCTGATCGTGAAGGACGCGGGCAAGGCGCTGTCTGGAAAAGTTCGCATCCTCAACAGCAACTCCGGCCTCGTCGGTCTTCCCAAGATCACCGAAAAAGGCGTGCAGGTGACGTACCTGATTGATGGGGAATCTGCGCTAGGTGGATTGCTGCGCCTCGACTCGAAATTCAACCCTGCCGCATCTGGCGATTACACCATCGACCAGCTAAAATTCGACATCGCCACCCACGAAGACCCGTTCTATTACGTCGCCACCTGTAGCCGACTATGAATCAAGCGCCCCCCAATCTCGACGTAGCCAATGATGACGACATGAGCGGCATCATGAATGACGTGCTGTCGAATTGGCTGCGGGGCGTAGATGACATGATCCCGGCTCGGGTTGTGAGTTACAACGACGCCACGAACCGCGCAACAGTCAAGCCTCTTGTCATGCTGGGCACCACGGACGGGCAGAAAGTCAGTCGCGCAACCGTGGCAAACATTCCTGTTTTCCGCTTCGGCGGTGGCGGTTTCTTCATTCGCTTCCCTCTCAAGCCGGGTGACTTTGGCTGGCTCAAGGCGTCAGACCGTGACATTTCTCTTGTGATGCAGCGCGGCGGGCTGGAAGACTGGCCCAATACCCTGCGCCAGCACTCATTCAGCGACGGGATGTTTTTCCCAGACACGCTCAAGGAGTGGGTGATCGACGGAGGCAATGCTGACGCGATGGTGATTCAATCGCTCGATGGCTCGGTGTGCATTTCGTTGCACGCTGGCAAGGTAAAGATCGACGCGGCAGACATTGAGATTACGGGCAACGTCCAAGTGACCGGGAATCTTGCAGTCACCGGCACAATGCTGAACAATGGCGTCAACGTGGGATCGACTCACGTTCACTCTGGTGTGGACACCGGACCATCTAACACCGGGGGGCCGCTGTGAGAACGCTAGGCGTAGACGAAAACAACGACCTGATCCTGACGCCACAAGGGCGGCTTCCTATCCTGTCAGGCATTGAGGCTGTGGCTCAGACTGCGCGTCAGTACGCATCGACTCTGCTTGGCGAGATGATCCACGCGATTGATCAGGGCGTGCCCTACTTCACCGTCGCGTTTGGTGCGTCGCCCAATGTCTCGCAGTTTGAGGCCGTGATGCGTCGTCGATTGCTGGAATGCCCAGGCGTCTTGCGCATCTCGGAGCTTTCGGCGCAGCAAACCGGCGACGCACTCAGTTATACCGCCACCATCGTGACCGAGTTCGGCACGACAACCATCACCGGCTGACATGGCAGACTACCAATACATCACATCACAGGGCGTTATCGTCCCCGACACTGCCACGACACGCGCCGAGGTTGAGGCGGCATGGCAGGCGGCATTTGGCGCTGATCTGGTCACGACGCCCGAAACCCCGCAAGGTCTTGTCATCACCACTCAGGTGGAAACCCGTGACGCTGTGGTGCGCAACAATGCGGCGCTGGCAAACCAGATCAACCCGGACATTTCTGGCGGCGTGTTTCTTGACGCGCTGATGAGCTTCACGGGTGGGGCTCGACGTGCTGCAACGCGCTCGACCATCTCGGGTGTAATCTTCTCCGGCGTTCCGGGCACCAACATTCCCGCAGGCTCTCAGGCCATCGCTTCGGCATCCGGTCAAATCTTCACCACTGACAAACCCATGGTGATTGCGTCGGGTGGCTCGATCACGGGCAGCATGACGGCGGTAGAAGCGGGGCCGATTGAAGTTCCTGTGAACGGCCTGGATACCGTGGCGTCCGCGGTGCTTGGCTGGGAAACAGTCACCAATCCGAACGCGGCAGTACCTGGCGATCTGGAAGAATCCGACATTGCCGCCCGTGCGCGTCGGCGTCAGACCTTGGCGTTGCAATCTGTCTCTACGGTCGAGGCGATCATTTCGCGGGTCATGTCCATCCCCGAGGTGCGCTCTATGTCGTTCCGAGAGAACACCGCAGCAACTACGCAGACCATTGACGGCATCAGCATGGTTGCGCATTCGATCTATGCGTGTGTGCAAGGTGGCTCTGATGCCGATGTGGCGCAAGCGTTATACGACACAAAGACAGTGGGAGCCGGATACAACGGCGCAACATTGGTCACTGTGGTGGATGCCTTGTCGGGTCAGGCACAGGTGGTCAAGTTTGACCGGCCTACAGAGATCCCCATTCTCGTGCGCGTGACCGTGCGAAACACGCCGCTGGACGTTCAAACCCTCGTGCGCGATGCCATCATGGATTACGTCAACGGCGACTTAGAAGGCGGCATGGGGCTGACCGTTGGCGTCAACGTCTACCCATTCGAATTCAGCGGCGCGTGCAATCAAGTAGAGCCGTCCATTGTCGTGACAAATGTGGAGCTATCGACGGACGGCAGTACATGGTCAAGCGCACCATTGACAATTGCGCTCGATGAGGTTGCAACCCTGCAACGGTCATCTATCACGGTCAACATCGCATGACGACTATTCAGGACATCGACACCAGCGCAAACCTGCTGCGGGCGATCCTGTGGCAGTACGAAGGCTCGGCCAAGCTGCGCCAGATCGTGGATGCCGAGCAAGCGTTTTTCAACGACGCACAAGAGAAGTTCTGGGCTGACTGGCTGCGTGATGTTTTCAACTTCAACACGGCCAACGACTTCGGTCTAGCGGTGTGGGCGCGGATTCTGGACATCAACCTTGGCGTGGATGTCCCTAGGTCGGGTGATGAGTCGAAATTCGGTTTCAGCACGAACAACGAGAATTTCGGGCACGGCAACTTCGGCAGGTCACGCAGCGGCGAGGTGTCGCTCACAACTGATCAGAAGCGTCTGATCATCCGCCTGCGCTACGCTCAGATCACCAAGCGCCCCACGATTCCAAACATCAACGAGACACTAGCCGAAGTATTCCAAGGCTTTGGCGGGTCTGCGTATGCGACGGACAATCTCGACATGACAATGGACTGTTGGTTTCAGTTCACCATCCCATCGTCACTGCGGTTTGTCCTGCAAAAATACGATCTACTGTTACGCCCATCGGCGGTGGGCTACACCTACAATGAAACATCCGTGCTCGTGTTCAACGAGACAGCCCTGATTCTGGAGTGACGATGGCTTTCATCTTCAAGACCCCGTTTGCTGACGCAGGCGACAAAATCACCATCCCCGGCTCGGTGCAGGTTGACGGCTCTGTAAGCGTCCCTCAAGGCTGGGGCTATGACTACGAGCGCCCGCGTGAACTGTCTCCCGGCGTGCCCGATCCTGACTACAAGCCAGTCGGGC